GACCAGCTTGACCGGGTCGACGGTGACTGTAGCGTCACCCGCTACACCCTGGAAGAACTGGGCGAAACCATCCGGGTCGTTCATATATACCTCGGACTTCGCGACTTCGTCGAGGAGCGCGGTCAGGTTGTCGTGGGCGGTCTGGGCTTTCGCGGTGGTGTTGCCCATGTTGGCGAGCGCTTCGACGCCCTTGAAGATCGCGACCTGCCCGCCGCCACCGACCAGGGTAGCGATAGCCGTAAGGGCCAAGTCTTCCGGCATCTCGGACATGAACTGCTCGAAGGTGCGCTCCGGGTTCTGCAGGATGTACTGGTCTGCCTTCTGGGCGACAGTCGTCGCCAACTCGGTCGGGATCTCACGTGCGGCGAACTTGGCGATCCCGCCGAGGAAATTCTTGGCCCAGGCAGCTTTGTCGAACAGGACACTCGTGCCGCCGGCCTTCTCGAAGATGTACTCGTAGCCCGCGTCGAGGATACCGTGCAGCAAAGCAGTAGCCGGGTTGCCAGTTTCTTTTACGCTCTCGAGGTAGGTGCTGCCGCCGACGCTGGCAGACATCGTGCCGAGGGTAGCAGCTAGGCCCAACGGGGCCGCGGCGAATGACGTGAGGTTGGCGCCGAGGGACTGGATACCCGAGACGAGGCCCTTCTCGCCAAGCGTCAAGTTCTCCGGCACGGTGCCGGTCACCTTCTTGCCGTATTCGGTGATGAACTCGCCGATGTTCGTCAGCTCGGATTTTGGAAGCTTGCCGAAGACCGGCTCAAGGGCCTGGCCAACGACGTCAGCAAAACTACCAGGAACAGCGGCTAGGCCGCCGATGGTGGTGTAGGCGCCGCGAGCTGCGGCATACGGCAGCAGGGGTGCCACCCGCGTGACTTTCTCGATATTCGCTAGTGTCCCGACGTCGTAGGGCGTCTTCCCTTGCTGAACCTGCTCGGTGTACCAGCGCGCGGTGTGCGGCGAATCGCGCAGGATGTGGTCCATCTGGGCGCGCTGCGCCTGGCGCTGGGCTTCCTCGAAGTTCAGTGAGCTCACCATCGGAGCCGCATCGCCGAGGTACTGCTTCAGCTCGCCACGCAGCTTGTCCATGCTGGCCGACTTGGCCGGGTCGCCAAACGATGCTAGGGTTGTTGCGGCCTGAGTTTGCTCAGGCGGGAGAGATTGCCAGACGGCACCCGGCGCAGCGGTTACGTCGCTGAAATCGTAGGAGCGTTTCTTCTGGGGAGCAGCAGGGGCGACTGGGGTATCCTGGGTGATATCACTGAAGTCATAAGTCATTTTTTATAGGCATCCGGTTCTTTGGCCCATCTGTCGAGAAGCTCCTGCCGCGTTGGTTTGCGCCCTTTCTTGGAGACATATGCGGCTGTGAACTGCTGCGCAAAGTCGCCGGGTACCGGCTGAAGCTCATACGCCTTGCGCTCCTTGTCGAAGCCCCAAGAAACGTCGAGAGTGTATTCTTTCAGAACGCCTTTTAGAAGGTTCTGCTGTACGGCTTCGTCCGGAATCTTTCCAGGATTCTCCGCTTTCCAGGCCAGTAGCTCGGAATGCGCGAAGGCCTTGAAGGAGTTCAGCGCATCCTTCTTGCCGGTCTTCAGTAGGTCCGGGGGGATGGCGTCGTTGAGGATCGCGGTATCGTAGGTGGCCTTCTTCGCTCCAGAGGCCTGACGCGCTCTTTCGGACTCGATGTTCCTCGCCAGCGTAGAGCCAAGCTGGGGTGCAAAAGCCATGCCGTATCCGATCTGCCGAGATCCAAGATCTGGGTCGTTGACGACTTCCGAATACTTCGCGATCGCTTCCGGGTTGTTGAACCACTTCTTCTCTTTGTCGGCTTCGGCCTTGTCTTGCCGACTCTCACGCCAGCGAGCGTCTTCTCGCCCCCACGAGAGAGCCTGCCGGATCTCAGCATCTGCATAATTCATGAACGCGGCTTGACGCTTGCCGTCAAGCGCTTTGAATTCGTCGCTGCGCATAATCGCCTGTTTGGACTTGGTAGAAGGTGCCTTCATGAACTCTACGTTCAGTCCGCCGAGCCCCTCGTCGCGCTGGATATTTAGCGCATGCACACGCTCGTAGAACTGCTTCCGTGCGCCATCCCTGAGCTCTTTATCCTTCTCGCCGTACTTGGACAATATCTCTTCGGCCTGAGTGACGGTAGCCGCGCCGGAGGCATACGCGTTGTACATGTCGCTCGACAGCGCCGTCGCGATACCGTTGCGCTCTTCCTTGACGATCTCCTCGTTGAGGGCCTTCTTGGCCGCTTCCGGGATGACGTCGTCATAGGTCTTCATGATCTGGCGGGCGGCTTCGAAGTTCGGGTTGTCGCCGGTGGTGTGGGCCTTCATGGCCGCGTTGATCAGCGGCAGGATGGCTTCGGTTCGGGCGACGTTCTGGATGGCCGCATCCGTCTCACCAGTACGCGCGAAGCGATTTGACAAAACCTCACTGACCTCGCCTACCTTGCTGTCGAGTCTGGACGGATCGACAGAAACTACGCTGGCCGCTTGCTTCAGCTTTGCGGTATCGCTCTCGTCATAGGCCTTCTCGGTCTGCGAGGCGACATGCCGGTACAGATCACCGCGCAGCGAAAGGGATACCCGGTTGGCTTTCGCTCTGAAGATCTGCTGTTGCTGCGGCGTCAGGGTGCTGGCGATAGACTCGATGCTCTTGTTGAACGACTCCGGCACTGTCTTCATGATCGGGTTGTTCTTGTCGAGGATCGCGGTGCCCTGGATGCGGGTAAAGCCTTCCTTGGGGTCGAACGTCTTGCGCATGCGCTCGTCTTCGAGCTTGGTCAGCGCGGTGTCAGCGGCGAGGGCGTCGAGCTTCTTGGTCTCCTCTTCGGCCATGGCACCGAGGTCGTAGCCAATGCGAGAGATCGCCTCCCCTACAGGACTCGGACGAATCGAGACGACTTGCCTTGTGGACTGCGGTGCGCTGCGTTCGTAATCTTCAGGTGCGGGAAGACGTGGCATTTTCTGTCCTTACCAAATTCTGCTGGTGTAGCCGGTACCCGAACCTTCGCTGTAGCCGTAGTCTAGCGTTGGCGCAGGGCCGTCAGCGTACTTTCCAGCGATACCACCGACCCCCTTTAGGGCTGCGTTGCCAAAGGCACCGATCAGAGTGGCGGATGCCTTTTGCTTGGCATCAGCTACGCCCACTTCGCCTTGGTACCGGAGGGTGTTCGCTCTCTCAGACCCCTCGTAAATCTCGCCCTGCGCGGCTTCGTCGCCGCGTTCTGCCAGGCCAGACATGATCCCCTCGATCCCACTTGTTCCTGCGCCAGAGGCGGCGCCTACGGCCATCGCTCTGGACATCATCAAGTTCGCCTTGTCGCGTGCAAGGGCTGCGCGCTTCTGAGAAACGGCTTCCTCTTGCCCTGCTTTGATGTTGAGCTGCTGTTGCTCCGCCCTCGCGGCGGCTTTCATGCCCCTCGCGCTGCTTACCGCTCCGGCCAATGAAAGCACGGTGCCGAGGGTGCTCGCAATACCAGACGCACCGCCCAACATACCCATTACTGGCGCCATGAATGCCATATTATTTTCTCCTCGCCAGCAGTTCGCCGCGTTCAGACATTCTACCAGTAGGAACGAAGCCAAGCTTCGCCAACAGGTAGGGTGCCGTGGTGTAGTTCGTATCCGCTACGGCGTAGACAACGGGAATATCCAGAGAGTCTAGGTAGGAGACCATTAAACGGGCGCCCCTTGCGCAGTCTTTTTTAGAGGCTGCCATCTCCGGAGACATCTCCGTAAACACAACGGGAACCCCGAGGTCGTAATAGACTCCTCCGATCCCGATAATTTCTCCGCCCCTCTCCGCAACGTATCCCCGGAATGTAGCGACTGGATCGCGCCCGTAATACCTGAGAGCATCTGAGCGAGTCGCTGGGCGGAAGTTGATATCACTTGGCATGTCCAGACACCCCGACCATGCAGGCGACCACGGTAGCAGGGCGAGGAGACGCGGCCTCGAGGCAGAGGCGCGCGTCTGGCTCCCATGTCCCGTTGACCTCGATCGCACCTTCTTCGTAGTCTTCCCAGACAGAGTCCGGGTCGACGAGTGCGTAGCCTTCACGCAGGGGAAGATCGTCTAGGTGATTGAAGTCCTGGCCATACCGGATGCCCTGGGCATGCGTATTCGCGAGGACCAAGCCGACGTGATCTACGTGCTTCGGGTGGGTAAGGGTGACGTTCTCGTACCTGCCGCTGAATGCGAACTTCGAGGACTTGAACTGCGCGGTGTACGGCAGGCCAACCGTGATACCCGTCGCACTCTCTGTCAACGTGATGGCGCCGCTGGCGACGACGTAGCTGCCGAGGTCTTTGCTGTTGCCCCACACGACGACGGTCTCACCCTCAAGGTGATCGAGGCCGGTAACCACAGTCAGCGGGCCAGCAGCGTAGATGCAGGAGTCCGACAATTTCGTGGTGGCTGCACCAATGATCTCGCTCTCCAGCGCCCACTTTTCAAGATAGACGGCATCAGTTCCGCCGATGTTGCGGCGGACAAAGTAGTAGACCAGATCTTCATCAGTGCCGGGGAGAACGACTGCATCGACAACTTCGCCATCCGTCTCGAAATTTACCCAGCAGTTTATGTTCTCGAGCTTGTCATAGACCAGGATGGCCACCGTTCCATCTGACCGCACGCAGTGTATCCGGGTATCAGGCTGCCGTTGACCGACTAAGCGCACCAGACCAGGGCTACCAAGATCCGGGACTATCGCGGTGAGGTCATTGGCCTTGTAGCTGTACCCGGTATCCTCAGCAGACAACTCGTAGACCCGCTTGCCGCTACGCTGGACAAAGATGCCGTTGGTATCGACCTTGACTGCAGGAACACTGGCAGAGCCCTGCGTAGATAGCGTTTTCAGAGAGAACGCCGAGGGGGTTAGCGGCTCTTCCAAGCTTGAGGCCTTCGCGCCGAGTTCTGAGCCCTGCGTTCCGATCAGTAGCTGGTTCAACGGCAGAAGCCACCCGATATAGTCAACAGGCCCGGAGCCGATATTTCTGGAAATAGGCCCAGAATCGCCTTCCGTGTTGTCGTCGAAGTTGGTGTAGGCATCCGAGACGGACCCGTTCACCTTGTCGTGCCCAGCCCACCAGAGGCGGCCGTCGTAGATGGACACCGCCGAAGGCCACCCTCGGTAATCGGACCACTGGCCCTCCCACCAGATGGACGTCGCCCCAGTAGAACCAAAGTTCTCGAGGACGGCTACACTTACGACAGTCGACGAGGTGTACCCAGTTACCAGAGCCGTGCCCTGGTTGTATCCAGAAGATGAAGCGAGGCTGACAGCCACCGTATTGGCCACGAAATGCGCGGCCTTTACCCCGATTCTGTAGTACCACGTCTGGTTGTCCATCCCATCAGAATACGTCGTCGATGTGCTGGCCGTGTAGTACCTGACGTCGTTCCAGTCACCCGCCGGGTCGAGGGCGCGTTGGAGCGTAACAGTCGCGGCGTCTGTCATCGTTATCGCGACAGACAGTAGCCGAGAGCCGGACACACCAGTTACCCGCACGGTGTCTGTCCAGGTATCCACGGCTGAGGTTATCGTCGCGGTCACATTCTGCCCGAGAGATTCCAACCGAAACAGCGCCCCGACATGGCTTGCCGAGAAAAGGGCCTTCGATGCCGTGAGCGTTGTGCTGCCAGTCAGCGCAGCGGCGGTGAGTGTAGTCGTAGTAAGGTTCTCACCCAGGAATGGGCCAGCCAAACTCTGGTAGATCACGACCGACCAACTGCTTCCACGACGCTCGATACGACGCTGTTGGTGTGCACCGTCGCAAACGAATACCACGTCGCCGGACTGCTCCCATCTGACATTTTGCAGATCGGCTGCGGTCCACGGTGTTGCAAGCACAACCGGCCCACCGGCCGCTATGGTCACGCTATCTACCAAGGTTTGGTACGCCGTCGTGGACGAAATTCGGATATGGAGCGCGGTGGCGGGAGTGAATGCGATGGAGTGCGATCCCGCGGAGAGACTGACCGGGCCAAGATACTCAGCACCACCAGACGTAGACCCGATAGACACCTCAACAGTGCCCCTCGAGATGATGATGGCTAACCTGTGCGCGGTGTTCTGGTCTCCGGCTGCTAGGGAGACATTTTGGTCGCGGATTGCGGCGTTAGCTCCTGAGCCGGTGAGGCCCATATATCCGCCAGTAACCCATTCGGATACCGCAGCGCCAGCGTCGTTGTCGTTCCACGAAGTCAGGTTCGTGTCGAAGGTGCCATTGACCACGGCCGTGGCTACTGTTGGGGCAGTAAGGACAGCATCGGTCAACCACACACGCATGGCGCCGTCTGTGAGCTCAAGGAGCGCGGTGTCGTCGGTGGCGAAGACGAAGGGGATACCAATCGCGTCGGCGCTCCCGTTCGTGCCTCCAAGGTACTGGAGTCCCGGCCGTAGAGACATGCTTCCGAATGCCCGCGGCATCCAGTTCGTCATGATCTCGGCGGAGAGCGCTGTCCGCTTGAGGTCAACCCGGGCCAAGGCCTGCTTGGCGATCAGGCCCCGGTTGAACGCGTAGAGGAGGGTGTCGCCTCTCATCCGATTAACTGCCCACGGCTACCGCGGTCTTTCCTCACGGCACCCGCTACGCGGGACGAAGACCACGTGCCAGGTGGGAGGAACTTGGTCGGCCCCTCCATGGCATCACCAGATGCGGCGTCGGTGAACAAGCTCTTCGCGTACTTGATCATGTTCGCCTCTTTCTCATCGGACTGGGTCAGCTTCTTGATGATCCGGCTGGCGAGGTAGACCTCGACCGCGCGTGAGAAGTCTGCCGGCCAGGCCGCCATATCGCCGCCATAGGCGGAGGCATTGCTGACGTAGTGCCAGTAGAGCGGCTCGATGTCGGTGAACAGGTAGCCCTGCTCTTGGGTGTACTGCAGGAGCGGGACGTTGCCGTATTCGTCGGAGTAGACCCCAGTCGTGCGGATGTGGTCGGACGGCTTCGCGTAGGCCAGCTGATACCCGAAATCAGATTCGATGCTAGTGTCGGGGGCGAGCTTCACGGCTCGGACAGCGAACTTCCACTGGCCCTGTCCGAGGCAGTAATCGACGCAGCCGTTATCCCACACGCGATCCAGGAGTCGTCGAGGCTCCCGGTTCTCCGTAAGTGATGCCAGATCTCGCTCTCCACACTCTAGGAGAGCACCGTTGTAGAGGGAGAGACGAGAGGCCATAAGTTACACCAGAGTTGTATTGTGCTCGGCCACCCAGGCCTCGCACTCGGTTTTACTGGACATGCCAGACGCGACTTGCGTTTTGTCCGCCTTGCGGACGACACGCCACTTGTCTGACTTGGAATAACTGATATCGAATTCTTCGTTGTCCGTGGTAGCGGCAACCGGCGTCGTAAGGGCGACCTCGCGAAGCACAGCGACCTTGATGTCGTTGTCTGCGACAGACCGGACGTAGAGCTCGGCGAACCACTCGCCACTTTCAGGGACCACCTCGATGTGGTCACCCGGCTTGAATTGCTTGGATACGTGTGCCCAGCTCTCGGGCTTGAGGACATCGGCCAAAAGGGCGCCGTGTTCTGCGGTAAGGCAGTAGACGGTGCGGACGTACTCGGCTGGCTTGACTTGAGCCTGGAGAATCTTCACAGGTAACTCCTAAAGAAAAAGAGGGAACCGATCGCTCGGTCCCCTCTACTTTACACCATCTTCGAGGATTAGTCGGAGTTGGTAGCGCTGCCGACAACAGTGCCATCGCCCAGATCAACAGCACCCGGGTAGGTGGAGCTGACCGTTACGACCTTGTGCATAGTCAGCGCGGTAGCGTCGGTGGTGGAGTCTTTGTGGTAAACGATGTCGTTCACCTTCATGCCAAGTGCGCCGCCATTGGTAATGTACCCAGAGGCGTCTGCCGCAGCGGTAGCATCCGCAGCGGTGTGGTACCAGATACGAGGACCGGCGATGGCTTGCAGGATGCAGACAGGAGGAGTGGAAGTAGAGTAGGCCATGGTTATTTCTCCTGGTTACTGGGCAGCGAAGGCAGAGCCGTCGTGGTTGATGATGACCACACCGGTGTTCTGGAGCAGCTTGGAGCCCATGTAGGTGGTAGCACGAGCGAAGCTGTAGTCCTGCTCTTCGACGTAGCCAACAGCGGTCTGGACGTTGGACATGTCGCAGCCGTGACCGATCGCGCTCTTGTGGAACATGATGCACTTCTCGGCGTTGGTACCCTTACCGGACAAGTTCGGATGCACGATCCAGTTCACACCGGCCCAACGGAAGTTGGTCAGCATGTTGTCGAACTGCTTGTTGGACGTGTATTCGACGTTGTTGAATTCCTTGGTCTGCATCATGTACGCATACGCAGCCGGGGTAATCAAACCGGTGATGTTGCCGTCGAGGGGCACAGCGTTGTTGCCGAGGATGGTCAGGCCATACATGGCCAGGCTCAATGACATGGTAGCGGCGGTGCCAGTATCCTGGGTGCCGGCTTCCAGAGCGGTGATGATGTCGCTGTCGATCTTGCGATTCAGGACGCCCATCGTGGTTTCTTGCATGATCCGGCGGCCATCGCCTTGGGAGGCATACAGGTTGAAGCCAGTGCGGCGGACCAAGTCATGCCATTCGGCCAAGGTCGCAGTGTTCTGGGTGAGGCTGTCAGCACGTGCCGGGATCAGGCCATTGACGCCACGGGTGACGGCGGAGGCGGAACCGGAATCGGCGACCAGGAAGACGATGCTGTTGCCGCGCACTTCACCTTCGGTGGTGACGGACTGGCGAACGAGGGATTGACGCTGTTCAAAACCAGAGATGAATTCATCTCGGTATTGCGTTTGGAATGCAGTTTCGGCCATGGTAGTGGCTCCTAAAAGAAATGAGGGATTGCGCTCATCGCCTTGGGGTAGCCGACTTCATGACGTGCCTGGGTGCCCTTTCGGATCAGGCCTTCAAGGCGTCGGGGCCTTGGTTCAGCTTGCTAGTTCGCTTTGTAGATCACGAAGTTGAGAATGTCAACAAGTTTTATCACGCGGACTCTACGGTCTTGAACAACCGACGCATCCATCCCCGCCCAAAAACACCGAACAAGGCCAGGCGAGAATAGGACAGCGCACGCTCGGCCATGAAGTCAGTCCCGATATCGGTGGAGGCGTTCGCCGCTTCGATAGTCTTCGGGCCTAGGACTCCGTCAACTTTTACGCGGATGGCGACCTGCAATACGGTAATGGCCTTGCTAACACCTTGGTTCACGGCACTGTCGAACAGGTACAGGTTCAGCGGCCAGTTGATCTCGTCACAGCGGCAGGCGTCCCAGAAATCGCGCCGGTAGATGTCCACCGCGTCCTTCTTTGTCAGGTTCTTGATATCAAGCTGTGGGTATCTGCTCTTTGAGATGCCGAAATTTGTCTCGCCGCCTGGGTCATCCGGGTGGTCGACGTAGCCGGCTTCGTGTTCGAGGACGATCTGGACCGCACGGTGAAAGTCGCTCATTCGTCGCCCTCGCTGCCGGGGGTGTACTTCGGACAATGCGTGGCGCGGGGAAACTCCGGCTGATCAAACTCGCAACAGGCAAGGTTATGCTGGGTAAGCACCCAGTTGCACGGTGTACCGCACTGATTCGTCAGGTCGCGCTTAGAGCACCAGCCGAAGGTTAGCCTATTCTGTGGCATTGTTCGGATCTATCTGAGTAGTTGCGAACTTCACCCCGAGATCATCGGCCATCCGGCGAAACTCTGCAATTTGATGGAGTACATCGGCTGGATTGTTTCCGCGCCTGCGGATACCTTCAAATTCGCTTGCCAAACCGGTATCAATCATGGCCTTCCAACCCATGGCCTCTTTCAACGGATCAATCCACGGCATAGCTTGCGCGGTATAGAGGGCGTCATTATGGGTACCAGCCTTGACGTCGTCTGGTATACGAACGATGCCGGATAGGTGCGCCGCTTGGACAAAGGCTTCCCAGACTGGTTGAAC